CAATGTCAGTGGCTGGTTCTATAATTGAACAACAAGACAAGGAGTAATAATGGCACAATACTATGTTGAGGTTCGTGTAGATTTCTCAGGGTATCTAGAAGCGAACAGCGAAGACGAAGCAGAGCAAATGGCTTTCTCCGCTTGGGGAGAGGAACTTGGCTATGACGGAGTTTATTCTGTTGATGTCGAAGCAGTAATGGAAGATGAAGAGGAAGAGGAAGACTAATGGACGAGCAAGCACAAGAGATTCGTGAAGCGTTGGAAGACTACTACGCAAACCCCGAGCAGTATTCTTTGGCAGACCTTGAAGAGATTTTTCAAGACCGAGACCCATTTGAATTCCTCTAGGTAGGGATCCCCGAAAGGGGGCCGACCCATCTTACATAATACAAGCAATGATCCAAATGCATTACGATGATCTAGATAATTTTCCCAAAATCTTTACGATCCCTATTGACATTCCCCAGTTTCTATGGGATAATAGATACATAAACCCTAGAGAAAGAAAATACATGCAGGTATATGCAGACAAGAAACCTAAAGTATCTGAAGTAACATCATGGACACGTTTCTTCCACCAGAGTGGTATCTCTGTCTATGAGGCTGACAACTTCTATGACTACTACAAAGTGGTACCTTCGAATGGTAAGGCCAGGTACTTCTTTGGAGAGACAGCCTGGATGAAGGCTCAGAGATATGCTGTGGATCTCATTGGCATGAGTGGCTACAACGTATTCAGAAATTAGTATTAAGAAACACTTGACAAATTCCCCAGATTTTGAGATAATTATACATAACCCTAAAAGAAAGGTTCCAAATGGGAACACGCAACCTAACTAAAGTAATTGACAAAAACGGTATCACACGAGTAGCACAATACGGACAATGGGATGGCTATCCAACCTATTCAGGAACACGAATGCTAGACTTCATTTCTGAACCCACTATGCTAAACAAGATTGAGTTGTCATTGGCCAAGTGCCGTTTCATTGAGCAGTCAGAGATTGACCAGATGTGGTTTAGATTTCAAGAGGTCACTCAATGGGCAGAGGCTCGTGAAGAGTATCAGGGCTTTCACATTGTATACCCTAGCCTTTCACGTGACACAGGCGTAGACATTCTCAAGACTATTGTTTATTCTAATGAAGATGTTATGCTATCAGACGAGAGTTCATTTGAGAATGACGGTCTATTCTGTGAGGGTGTATACACCCTAAACTATCAGACACGTGAGTTCATCTCTTGGTTCAATGGTGACACAGTAACTTTCAGTCTTGACCAACTGCCTAGCGAAGAGACTTATCTAAATGCTTGGAAAGCCTTGACACCTACCGCCTAATCCTGTAAAATAGATACATAACCCTAAGAGAAAGAAACCCTAATGCACGTATTGCAGTGGATTGCCATTGAGGCAGACGAAGAAGATACTAAACAAGATGTTTTGCTTTCAGTGCAAGGCAGCCTTGAGGACATGCTCAACCCTGATTACCAGAGCGGTTGGTTTGACTGGTTTGTTGCAGGTGGCGGTCGTTGGAACGTTCAAGAGAACGAGGACTTTGACGAAGCCTACAAAGAGGGCAAGACCAATATGATTATTCATGCTGGCACTGACTTGGATAAGTTCAAGGAGCGTATCACCACCTCGCTGGAAGCACGTAAGACAGAGTTCGATCGTTTTGCTAGTGAGGTAAAGTTAGACCTACTTGAAAAGGTAATTGCTAACTACAACCCTAGCAAGCCCGATTACTCATACTTCACTGACCTCTACTCTATCAAGAAGGTTATTGACATGGCGTATGGCGAGTGGGATTTCAACTCATACTACTTTGACCTAACCAATGAGACTACCAATCCCCAATATGCCCTAGAGGGTATTGACAAGAACCCAAATGTATGGTATCTTGTTCCTGTAGACTTTCACTTCTAAGATAGGAAACCCCAATGTCTAAATTTATGACCTACGATTACTGGGTAGATAACTTCAAGCCAATCAAGAATACCGTTAGCAAATACCCTGACGACAGCCTTATCCACTTTGAGACCTATGGTGATGAGGTTGACTTTGTCAAGGCACAATACGAAATCAATCCTAAGACTATTTGGACAGAGGTAGACGGTGACGAGGGCACTTACATTGTCGCTGGCTATCACTTTGTAAACCGTATCAACTACTACATTACCGAGAACGCTTGGGACGATGAGTGGACAGAAATTCCTACTTGGGCTTATCGTGAGTGCGACTGCGTTGAGGCAAGCGAAGACGGAGAGTATGACCCTAACTGTGAAGAATGCGAAGAGGGTTTAGTCAATATTTCTTGCGACACAGTAGAAGACCTGAAAGCAATCTATGGAGAGGACAACGAGGACATTGTCGGATAACGTAACATACGCAGAGTATGACCTTAACCTGTTCCTTCCAGACGAGGATGTTCAAGAGGAGGATGACCTGTACAAGGTGCAGGCATCAGCATACGTTGAGTATGAGGACGGTAGGACCACACGCTACTACCTTGATTCGATCTCGCTGGACCTGTCTGAAACTCGCATGTTGAAGCCAGACTTCCCTATAGACTTTTGGGGTAGCGATTTCTTTATAAGTGCAGAATCATTCCAGAACATTGCCAAGACTATTCCAACTATCCTGAAGGAATACATTGGAGGCCTACCCGAGATAGGTACCCAGGAGATGTATGCCAGGGTAGATAGTGTTGGGGGCCACATAGAGGTACCAGACTTCCCTAGTTGAGATTACTCCTAGGGACCGTAGTACGAAAATAGGTGAGGGGTTGCCTATCGTACTACACAGGGGGAGGTCAGTAGTTTCTTTCTTGCTATTGACTTCCCCCCACATTTTTGATACAATTGGAAAGTATAACTGAAAAGAGAACACAATGAGAAAACACAAAACTTGGTTGGGATTTACTTAGCCAAGTTAGCACCAAATGTTTCGACAATGAGATTACAGATTATCGCAGAAGCAATGGACTACGAGAAAGAGAAAATGAATGACCGAAGCAACTTCACCTACACCCTTTTTGACTAAGTGTGAAATACTTAGCGACTTGTGGCTAAACTACAAAGCAGATGACGAGTTCAAAGACTTCATCGTCTACAATGATTTAGGTTTGCCACTTGCTTACGCAGTTGCGGAAGGTATTGTAGAAGCAACTCCAATCGCAACTAACTTCATCAATGAAACATTTGAGTTGTTAGTAGCAGGACTAGCAATCGAAGACGAGGGTTTCGAAAACCTTGACGAGATGTTAGGCTTGGCAGAAGAAAACAAGTAGAGGTCATACGCACGATCCCCTAGATGGTTGACATTTGGGGGAAAGTGTGGCCGACCACCTATGCAAACATTTGTCAATAGCCCCATATAACAATTGTATTACGATCATCTCCAAAAAATCCCAGAAAGTTTCATTACGATCCTATAACATATATCCCCAAATCATGCATATCTTTATATAACCTATTTGATATCAGACATATGTGTTGTATATCCCTAGTATAGTATATATACCTATAGGGATATTACGATCCTTCTTTAAATACCCCCGAAGGGCTGGCGAAGCCAGGGTATAGATAACATCCCTTGACACAATTCCCCCTAGTATAAATACATTAAGAACCCTTTCTAAAAAATCCCAGAAAGTTGGTATATTATCATAAAAAAGATTACGAAAGATATATATTTTTGCCCAAATCTGTCACATTTTTATAAAAAATATTTGGCAAAATACTTGACAAATTGGGCATAGTATGCATACTTGACAAAGGTGGATATGTGTGGTAGGGGGGATATGGGGATAAAATGATTAAGAGGCTTAAGATTGATTGTGCTCTATTACCCATACATAAATATTTTATATCTCTTGGTGACAATTCCACTTATCAACAGTAAGATCTATCTGTGGATAACTTACCTATTTCTGTGGATAAGTCATCGGAAAGATGACCTAGGCGTAGCCATAACTTTGGGGGTCTATGCCTATAATTCGCCTATGTCAAGATAGTCATCATCTGTGGATAACTCATCCAATATCATATCAAGATGTGCACCTCTACGAAACATAGCAAGGATATCCTCACCTGTTATTTCTACTGAGCCAAACTCATATGTCAGGACATAGGTTCTATCTGGAAATATCATATATCTATACTTGTCTTTCATATACTAATTATATCTTATACTAGGGATTACGAAGCACACTTTAAATTCCCCGAAAATATGAGGCAACTTCTATCATCTTGCAGTCGTCTACTGAAACCTCAATAAACTGCTCACCCTTGGTGTATATCGTATCTTTGGTTATAACCTTAGCATTTGCTAGTACCGCTCCTGGAACGATAAAGGCATGGGTTCTCTCGTGGTTAAAGGTTACGAAGGATACCTTGTCTGGATCGGATAGGAACTTCTGCTTCCTATTGGAATAGTGCAATGTCTTATAGGCAAAGGATGGTCCTTTCCAGTTGTGCTTTACCTCTACCTCAAACTCTCTAGGCTTACCGTCAAGGTTAGTAGCCAGAACGTCTATGCCATACTGATCTGGATTGACCCAAGCGTCCCAGCCACGTGCTGTTAGGATGTCTATGAATAGGTCTTTGGCGTTGTCGTCTGAACCATAGAGTTCTGGACTAAATGGTTTACTTACGGTCATCTTTGTTCCAAACAAATATGAGATAAACAAATGTAGCGAGATAGGTAACTGCTACTACATAGGATATAACCTGTACTGGATTCATCGTTCCTCCTTAATAAGTGCGATAAGTGACCCTAGTGCTGCAGTAGGCATTTTATCGCAGTAAACATTGTGGCAATCGCATCCTTGTTCTTCTAGCAGTTTGATAATGCGTTGTTCAGCCTTGTCAATCCAGTTACAAATGCAGTGGTCTTTGTCATACTCCCACTTTTCATTACATTCAGGCTTGTGGTTCACTTGTTCTCTCCCTTGATAAGAGCGATTAGTTCTTCAAGTTCTTGGTCGGTTTCCCACCAGACTTCTAGCAGTTTTACGATACGATCTTGCTCTGCCTGTACCATGGCCTCAATGTATTCACTAAGCCAGATAGTTGTTGTTCCATCTGGTAGTTCGTATACTATCTTTGGTTCTGGCTTTGCACCTTTGAAGATACTATACCCTGGCTCTCTTGGCTCCATTACTTCTCCCATCCTACTGGCTCTTTGTCTCTTGCGTGTTCCTTGACTACCTCTACAAGTGCCTGTACCATGGCCTCAATGTATTCACTAAGCCAGATAGTTGTTGTTCCATCTGGTCGTTCGTATACTATCTTTGGTAGTTTCATCATTCTCCGTTGCTTATATCTCTAAATCGTTCAGGAACGTTGTTTTCCTTATTAGTCATTACGATGGCATGTAGTCTTGTGTGGTACTCTCCGAACCCATCGCCAAGTTTACTTAGCATACCCTGCCCAAATACGAATAGGCATTCGTTACAGGTGTATGTTCCATCTTTGTTTTTTGTTAGTGTCATTTGTGGTATACTTTCTATATGAAAAATAAAGTTAAAGGTGCTCGCAACTCAGACCGTCAGAACGGAAAGGCTTCTAAGAAAAAGCCTAAGATTTTCGATCCTCAGAAGCGTCGTCTAGTCTCTCTATAACATCGTTCAATGGTGTGTACTTAGTTTTAACTAGGTCTACGACTGCTTTCTTGTTCTTAAAAGCAGACTGTTCAATGAGTTCAACGATTCTGTCGTTCTCGTTCAATTCTCCAATAGCCTTACTTACCTTAACATAGATGTTAAACTCTGGATAAATACTGAACGCCAGCCATTCTCTGAACGATTCCCAATAGTCTCTAATCATTTCTCTCCCTTAATCAGTTGGCGTAGGTCATAGCACTTGCCACCGTGGTGTTCGCAACGCCCATCATCGTCAGCCAAAGCATCAAAACAGATACGGCGTTCAATTAAATTAATCATTCGATCACGTTCTTGCTTCTTGGCAATCTCTACAAACTGATTGATAGCCAAGGCATCTTCCTTGGTAAAGGATGAATCCAATACGAGCATGTCGCTCTCTACTTTAATCATTACGATACACCTTCTTCATTTCCAGATATTTCTCAGCCCAGCCATAAGCCAAGCCTGAGCCAACGAACGCTAGGCCAAGCCCGATTAGTGATACGAATAGTTGGAATGCCTGTGGGTTAGACAATAGCCAGAATAGGAAAAGGATTACGATCCCAATCAAAAATACGCTGGAAAGTACGAGGCTAGAATAATAGACAGCCTTTGCGATAGTTAGTTTCATGCTGCTTCCTTAATTAGTTCTGGTCGGTGTGTTACCCAAAAGTACTGGCACCTGTCGCAGCAGGGTAGATTGTTTTTGGATTCGACGGCGGTAGCGAAGTCGAAGTACTGCTCTGGGTCTTTGCGATATAGGTTAGCCTTGTGTGTGGTTGTGACACGTGCCATGATGGTCTTGTCATCCATCCACTTAGGATCTCCAGAACCCCATGTGTGTCCTACATTCTCACGTAACGCTAATAGGTTTCGCATATTGCCATCTGTCCTGATGCCACGGATAACCGCTTCATCTACCATACACATAGTGTAGTTCCACAGTGACTTCTCATAGCCACGCCACATCTTGACAGCAGGATGATTACGCCATCCAGCGTGTGGGTCGTTTGACGAGATAACCTTGAGGATCTGGTAGCACTCTAGAATCTGCTTATTGAGTCGCTTATTGTCTAGAGTTCGTGCGGTATTAACAAATGATTTGTATGGTAAAAAAGTTTGCATGTTCTTCTTTCGTTTAACGGAAACTTATATATTAATTATACGCTTAGACAAGCGAATTGTCAAGCCATTGCTGCAAAAGATCTTGCATCTGGAGTGAGTTTAGTTGCTCAAATTCATCAACAAGGTCGGGTGCAATGTTATCCCTAAGCAGTTCCATAGTCTTCTTCATCTGGATTGCTGGGTTATTGGTTGCGGATACAGACATTACAAGCATGGCAGGAAGTGTCTGGAGATATGGGACTACGGCAGAAAAGCCTTCGGTTTTAATTTCTACAAGCATTATGCTCCTTATTGTGGGATATTTGGATATATCCAGTATACAGGAGAATAGGCCTTGTGTCAAGGCTTTGGTTCTCTTATTTACCGCCGAACTTTTACTGGATATTGTTTTTTACGCCCGAAATGCCTTCGGCAAGTGTAGACATCTTGGCACAGCCATCGTGATCACAGGCATTGTCAGCCATGTAGTCTTCGCATATCTGCGAGTCTAACAATTTAATTACTGTTTCTAGTGCAGCCCGAAAGCCCTTGTTATATTCTGCCTTGCCGATCTGCTCAAAGTCAGATAGACGCATATTTGCTAGGTTATTAATGTCCATGATACTCCTTAGTGTGGGAACTTCTTCATCCAAGACTTTGTGCTCTCGGTGAGGCCGTGCCATGCTGACCAGTCCTTGCCACCGTTAGACATCTCAAATGCAATCTTGGCGTTGGTGTATGGGTCAAACAGGTCTTTGTTGCTTTCTAGATTAAACTGCTTTAATCTTGCAGGTCCTAATGAACCAATCATATTGATCTGGAATAGACCGTATGAGTTATCTCCTGTGTTGCTATTACGATTGTGTGCGAATGGTCTGCCTGTTGATTCTTTCATTGCAGTGCCCCACGCTTCCACGAGGTCCTTGCCACGAAAGCCTACCTTGTGCAAAAGATTCTTTAGTTCTACTGCAGACAGTCTTTTCTTAACGTCAGGCTTCTTGACTGTAGCCTTGGGCTTAAACTCTGGTGCAGCAGCCTGTACAGTTGTGATTGTTGTAGCGTCGTTTGTATCCCCTGCAGCAACAGAACTACCAGATACTGATAGGGCAAGGATGGTCGAAAGTGCTAGGGTTATTTGTGTTTTATTCATTGTTCTATTATACCAATGATGTGGGGCAATGTCTAGCCCCATTTGTGGTTAACTACTCAGGATCTGAGAATAGGGATTCTTGACGAGGAAACTGCTCCTGGCATACGTGGCAGTAGTGGGTAGGTCTGAACCCTGTTGGTGTACCGCCCAAGACAATGCCATCGGTCTTAGCCATTTCAATTAGAGCAGGTGTTGGGTAGCCGTAAATCACATTTACCAAGTCACCATTACAAAGTGGACAATTATTCATAAATCAATTATAACATCTATCTATGGCTTTATGTTGAGAATAAGAGTTCTTGTTTTGTTTACCTATTGTTAACTATATTAACAAAAATACTTTTTATAATTAATACATGACTATTTCATCTATCTCAATGGTACGCAATTCCGTAGCCATTATTACTGCCACCATCCTAGCAATAGGATTAGTTTCGACTACCCCTGTTTCAGCCCAAGCAAGAACATCTATTGTTAGTGGTGGATCATCATTCGCAAACAGCATTCTTAGCACTTGTGCTGCTAATTACAAGACTGACAGGATTACCTATGCTTCTACTGGCTCGGGTACTGGACGCAACAACTTCCTAAGCGGAACCTATGACTTTGGTGCTTCTGATTCCCCATACGCTGCTTCAGCAAAGAAGCCTGCTAAATTTACCTATGTTCCGTTGATCGGTGGCCCAATTGCAATCGTGTTCAATGTTGAAGGGGTCAAGTCACTAAACCTCACCGCTAAGGTTCTAGGTGGGATTATGAACGGTCGTTACAAGACCTGGGACGACGACGAGATTCAGAAACTCAACCCGAAGTCTAAGTTGCCAAACTCGCCAATCAATGTTTACTATCGATCAGACACATCAGGCACAACTCAAAACTTTGCCAACTATCTTCGTGGTAATGGTGCATCTGGTTGGAAAGATAATGGTGCTTGGGCAACCGCTTCAAGTCAGTCTGCTCCAGTGGGTAGCGGTGCTGCCAACTCTCAACTATTGGTTGCTGGTGTCGCTTCCACCAAAAACTCAATTGGGTATGCAGATCTTTCAGACGTTGCTTCTAAGGGTTTGCCTTTCGCTGCACTTCGCAACCCACTTGGTCAGTACGTAAAGCCATCTGTAAAATCATCATCTGTATTTTTATCGGTTCAAAAGGTGGGGTCAGACGGTATTCTTGAAATTGATTACAAGAAGGCTGTTAGAGGTGGCTATAATAACTCATTGGTTACTTATGCAATTGCCCCAACTGCCTCAGCAAACAAGGCTAAGGGTGTTGCTGTAAGAAAGTTTCTTGCTTATGTAATTAACACCTGCTCGCCTGCAAAGGCTGCTGGACTTAACTATACATCACTGTCTGGTGCATTGAAGGCAAAGGCTTTGAAACTAGTGGCTACTGTTAAGTAAAACACAAATACTGGTATAATTGTAGAATGGATTCTGAAGAAATTCTACACGAACTAACTAGACTAATTAATGTTGTTGGTCCTGCTGGCGAAGAGATCTTTGATCTTTCTATGGGATACCAGAGAATCCTTTTCTTTGAAAAGTTCCGTGCACTTCTAGCACAAAAAGATATGGCTAATGACCAGACCGCTCTTGATGTTCTTAACTGGGCATATCAATTACTAGCAGAATAATTAGTGTATAATAGTCTTATGACTACTCACGCACTCACCGCTCTTAGCAATACTACCGCTACGAGACTTACCCCAAATGGAATCCACTCTGGTATTGACTTTACCATTCAAAACGTAAATGCTTCTGGCTATATATATCTTGGAGCAGAAGGTGTATCTTCAGAAAACTATGGATATCGAATTCTTCCTAATCATGCCGTCTCTATAGAATTAAATGGTAGAGACGCTCTGTACGCAATTGCAAGTGCGTCAAACATGAAGGCTGCAGTTCTAAAAACCAAACTTGAGGCTGGCTCATAATGGCCAGATTTACACACCCTGCTTTTGGCGACACCGATGGACTGACTACTGAAATTAAGTCTTATTCTCCAGTATGGTCTGGAACTGGCTTGACTTTTACCAACACCCCAGCAACTGGATCATATGTTCAAATCGGCAACTTGGTCATTGTACAAATAGAGGTCGTGTTTACAAATGTTTCAAATTTTGGAACAGGCCAATACTCTCTGACACTACCGTTTGCTTCAAAATACCACACTGATGTTTATGGTGGATCTATTCACGATTCAGTGAATCAGGGTGTAGACCACTATAGCATTAAAGGCCATCTATCAGATTCAAGCACAACCATGACTATTTGGGGTGTTGGAAGTTCTGCAAAAGACGAACCATTTGATCACAACAGTCCAATAGGTCTTACAACTGCAGACAAATTCCACATGTCGTTTACATACATCTGCGAATAGTTGGCAGCATGGATATAGTCTACATCTGCCGTAGAGGCCAGAACGAAGAACTGCGGTATTCGCTACGATCAGTAGTTAAAAACCTGCCAGAGAGCCGTGTGTGGGTTGTGGGATACAAACCTGACTGGTACGTAGGAGACTTCATTCCTGTGCCTGACACATCTAATAAGTTTGATAACATTCGTAAGGCTCTTAAGGTTGTTTGCAATACAGACAGGATATCCCAAGACTTTGTATTTATGCATGACGATATTTATATAGTTAGTCATATGCCAGAATTAAAGCCTTATTACTCTGGTACCCTGGCCAACAAGATATCTACTGGTAAAAAGGTGGGGACATACCACAGGAAGATCGTTGATGTAAATAGATACCTCACATCTCTTGGCTACAATAATCCACTGAACTATGAAGTGCATGTCCCAATGCCAATGAATAGAAACAAACTAAATACCATTATCGATAACAGAATTTTAGAGAGATCTTTATATGGTAATAAGTTTGTTACAGATGCTCTAGAACTGCCTAGGGATGTCAAGAACTATGACAGTGTAAACAAGACCTTTGAATCATCTTATGATTATATAAATGGTGACTTGCCATTCTTATCGTCTCACGATGTATCTTTTATAAAGATGAAAGGCTTCCTAGATGCTGAGTTCCCAGAGCCATCACGATACGAAAAATAAGTGCCCCTGGTAGGAATCGAACCTACGACTAAGAGATTAGAAGGCTCCTACTCTATCCACTGAGTTACAGAGGCTTGGTAATTACTTACCCTTGCCCTCTAGCCTAAACTTACGAAGGCGATCGCAGTTAGCACAAATAAACTTCAGTTGAGAGATACGCCTCTTAGCATCTTCAAAAGACTTCTTGTCAAATACCGACTGAGCAATATCGATTACATCCTCGCTATCACGAGGGTCTAGTTGGCTCTTGTGAAAGTATGAGCCACAAGAAATGCATGGACGTTTTTCTTTAAAGTTGTCGATGTAAGATAGAACCTTGTTGTAGAACTCTGGGTCTTTAAATGTATCCATAATAACGATATCCTTAGTGTCTTCCTTTAGGTAGTACGCTACCGTTCCTTTGGAGCAACCCAACTCATTGCTGATCTCTCCATAACTTTTTCCTTCTGCTCTTAGGCGAAGGATGTCTTCTTTATAACTCATTGTGTACCCTTTCGTGGTAAACTATTTTACTAACCACTTGACTAAGTCTGGGTTATCTTGCATAATCATAATGAAAGCATTTTCATAAATGCCGATGAAGTGGTGTTCCCATTCATCGTATTCTGCTTTCTTCTTGGGCTTTGTAGAGCCTTCAAGAATCATACGAGCAGAGTGTAGTATCTCGTGAACGAGAGTCACCTTCTGCTTATCTTCACTAATGTCAGACGCTACAACAATTAGGTTACCCTGATCAAGAGTGTAGCCATATGTATTGTCATTCAACATTCCATCTTCACGAGTTGAGCGGAACTCAACCTCAAACATCTGTGGTCCAATTTTAACGCTAGTAATTGCCATCATAATTCCTTCATAAATAGGTCGATGTTCCTGTGAAGTTCTTCTATGGAACCATCATTAACTATTATACCGTCAAATCCATGTCCGTCAAGGGCACTTTCAGACGAGTGGCTATTGACAGCAATCACTGATGGTTTAGTTATTCTTAGCATACGGCCTTCTTGCAACTTAATGGCCTTGTATTCATTTGGATATCTAACATCTGTAAAGACGATCTTGTCAAACTTAGATACCCCACGCATTGCCTGTTTTACCCAGAAGTCATCCCCAAACATCTCACGACCCACCTCTGTACCCATGACCTGAAGCAGCCTACGAGTCTCTGGAGACGTTCTCTTCACTTCTTCCCAGCCCATTCCATCTACCGCCTGCTGCAAATGCACAGCCTTAAACTCTCCTACGGCAACTAATGGATTTAGGGTATACAGCGAACGCCTAATTGGGTCTGCAAACGCTACACGCTTATATCCATAATGATTAATAAGATAGTTAGCAATTGTATCTTTTCCAGTCTGTGCATATCCGCTAAGTCCGATGATCATTATTAGGCCTTTCTAATTGCCTTAAAGGTTTCTGGGAATACATTAGTGGCAAGACTATCTACTGCCTTTGCATAATCCTGAATCTCTTTCTGTGCATCGTGTTCTAGTCGCTGGTCAAGGAATGTCATAAGCCCTTGTAGTGATACCGTCCAACGCCAACGCACATACATAGCATAGGCTGGCAGGAATAGACGAGCAATCTCAGGAGCAATGCCATCGTTCATAGCCTCGTGATAGGTTGCTACGGCACTGTTAATATTCTCTGAAAGTTTGTTTGTGTAGTAGAATCCAACGCTTGAGTCAACTGGCTCTCCGCTACCCTGCTTGCTGTTCTCTGGTTTGCTACGCCAAGATGATGCAGATGGAACGTAGAACTCTTCCTGTTCTGTAATGTATCTACGAGAAGATTCGTTCCAACCATTCTGATCGTCTACGTGTGTGCTAGAGACTGCGTACTTCCACCACTGTCTTGCAACAAATAGCGGTGCGTATACCTCAAACGTGAGTGCTGCGTGACGAAATGGTGACGTGTGACCCTCACGGATAAGAAACTTAATAAGCCCAGAGTCTTTGTCGGTAAAGACTTCAGACTCTTTATCATAAGATACACGTGCAGCATTAACAACAGATAGATCACTCCCAAGGGTGTCAACAAGACGCACGTAGCCCTTGTCTAATACATTAATTTGACTTAGCAATTATGCCCCTAGATCGATCTGGCTTCTTCAGCGAGTTCTTGAACCACTTCAATAACATGCTTTATGTAGTAAGAAAAGTGCGGATCTTCTGTTGCTGTGTCATTAAACTCTTTAACAAATGCAGAAACTACTTTGTCATATGCAGTTAGCATACCCTCACGCACTAGAGATGCAACAACAATCTGCTGCTCTTCACTTAGGTTGTCTAGTTCAATACTAATCATTTGCAATCACCGCAAAGATGTCACGGTATGGCATAATGACGAGGTTGTCCCCATTGTGCTCAATTTCAGTACCAGAATACTTAGAGTAAATAACCTTGTCCCCAATCTGTAGGTCAATGGTCATCTTTGTTCCGTCAGCAAAGGTTGCACCAGAACCAACTGCTACAACGATGCCCTCGGTTGGCTTCTCTTTTTCTATCTTTGTAATGATAAGACCAGATGCAGATGTCTTCTCTACTTCTTCAATTGGCTTTACGACTACCTTATCTTCTAAAGGTTTAATCATTTTAGTACTCGCTTTCTTGGTGCTTTACACCGTGCTTGTCATCAATGTATTTGTGGATCTTGCGTAGTGCTACCGCTCTTGAAACGGCAAAGCCTACCAAAACAAATACAGCATTCCAGAAAAATTCTGCAGCCATATGTTCTAGTCCAAATGTAACTTCGATGATTGTGTCAAATAGGCTCTCGCCCTCATGCTCGTGATCGTGCATTACTTTCTCCTGTTAATTAGTTCGATTGCTGCCTGTAGGCCTTTTCTATACTCAATCTTACCATTTTCTGGCAAAGAAGTCAATTCCTTTTGTATCCTTTTTATAAAGACTTTTCTGGACTCATTGATGGCTTTTCTTGAGCCATCTGCAAAGCCTTCTCCGTAGCCCTTAGAATAGCCTTCGTCAAATCCTTGCTGGTACTTCTTTTTAAATGTTCTTTGTAGGCGATCTGCCCAGTCTGGTTTATTCATTGCTCTCCTATCGCTCCCCCACCTAGATTCGAACTAAGAATGACGGCACCAAAAACCGTAGTGTTGCCAATTACACCAAAGGGGATTGGTACACCCACCTGGACTTGAACCAGGGACCTCTTCCGTATCAGAGAAGCATTCTAACCAACTGAACTATAGGTGTGTTTGCAGTCCCAAGGGGAATCGAACCCCTCCTACCGCCGTGAAAGGGCGACGTTCTAACCGATAAACTATGGGACCTTAGACATCTATTGTATCAAGGATACGGCTTAGAGTCAAGTTATTCTGCTGAATAATTTGGGAAGATCTTTGGTGCATTCTCGCACATGTCTTCTACGAGGTCAGCAAACGAACGCTTGCGGAACCATCCAAGATCATTAACAGCCTTGCTAGGATCACCTAGAAGGGTTTCTACTTCTGCTGGTCTAAAGAACTTAGGGTTTACCTTTACGATGGTTCTGCCTGTGTTCTTATCGATACCGATCTCGTCTACCCCTGTGCCCTGCCACTCAATGTCAAAGCCGTAGTACTTGGCAGCAATCTCTACAAATTCACGAACCGAGTGCTGCTCTCCTGTTGCAATAACGTAATCGTCTGGCTGTTCTGCCTGTAGCATTAACCACATAGCGTATACAAAGTCCTTGGCGTGTCCCCAGTCACGAAGTGCGTCTAGGTTTCCAAGTTCAAGGGTATCCATCTTGTAATTCTTAATAGCATTAAGAGATAAAACAATCTTGCTTGTTACAAAATTAGCACCACGCTTAGGTGACTCATGGTTAAATAGAATTCCACTAGTAGCAAACATACCATAAGATTCACGATAGTTCTTAGTAATCCAGTGTGCGTATAGTTTTGCTACTCCGTATGGAGACCTTGGATAGAATGGTGTGGTTTCTTTTTGAGGCACTTCTTGCACCTTGCCGAACATCTCAGAAGTAGAGGCCTGGTAGAAGCGAGTCTTGTCTTTTAGTCCTAGCACCCTAATTGCTTCAAGGATGCGTAGTGCACCTAGAGCATCTGTGTCTGCTGTAAACTCTGCTGTGTCAAACGATACCTGCACGTGGCTCTGTGCTCCAAGATTATAAATCTCGTCTGGCTCAATGATCTTAATTAGGTTTGTAATAGATGCAGAGTCTGTTAGGTCTCCTTGGTGAAGGAATAGGTTGTCATTTGTAAGCACATCCTTAAGTCTAACTAGGTTGTCTGTTGATGATCGTCTTACAATACCGTGGACCTGGTAGCCAATGTTAAGGAGTAGTTCAGCCAGGTATGAACCATCCTGGCCAGTTATGCCAGTAATTAATGCTTTTTTCATTACTTGGACCTAAGAGTCTTTAACTTGTGTGCAACAATAACATCTGTTGGCTCACCATCACGATACAGCCTGATAACTGCAGCAGGATCATCTTCTGTTCCAGTTACTGTAACTTCTGTTCCAGGAACGTTGTATCTTCCGTCACGAATAATTCTAGTAATTTTTCCTTCGGCTCTACCACCAGAAGAATTCCAAGTAACCATAGAACCAACGCCAATAGCCTTGAATAGGTCTGTCATACTTGTCGATCTTGTAAAGTCTTTTCCAAAGTCTGAGAACAAAGCCTTGTCCCTCATTCTGTTTACAATGGCACGAGACCAAGAGAACCCTGCGTCTCCACCCCAAGCATCCCACATAATGCGACCATTAGAAGGATTGCTTGTGTTGTTAAAGTCTTTGCCCTTTTTGTCTACTTCGTGACGAGAGAAGAAAGAAAACATTCTCTTTACAGTGCTTAGAGACATTGCTCTACCTGCTACGATATCTGTTGCTCTGCCCCAACCTACAGGAGTTCCTGCACCAGTTGCTTTGCCTTCTTCTTTCCATTTAAGGGCACGTCTTGCTGCTGCCTTCATTCCAGAGTTCGGTGTGTAGGTCTCTGCTTTTGCCATCAACTCCATGTCGTCGTCTTCCATTTCGTCGTCTTCTGGCATTTCGTGTCCTTCTAGAGATTCAAGTTTTGTCGCATCCTGGTACATCATTCCAATGCTGTATGCAGTCGCTTCCCAGGTTCCATCTTCATCCTCATACTCATAGAGTCTTACCGACATTGCTGGATTTTCTGGTGGCATTGATTCCATTGCATACTCAGTACCTGGTGTTCCTAGTGTTCCACCCTCCCACATGATGTGCTCAACACGGCCGTGAGCCATGCCCTCTGCAGTCATCCCCATTACATAGTCGCCCTCTTTAATATCGGTGGCTTGCTTACCAATGTTACCCTCGGAAACATTGATTGCATAAATTTGATTGGCTGCTTCTTCTCTTGTCTTGTGGCAACCCATTACGGTTCCATCATCTTTTAGGGCAGGG